CCAACTGCTGAGATACCGGATACTGTTTTAAAGTATTTAGCCCCAGTAGCTGTTCCTGCATTTGCGCCTGTAATAGATTCTGTTTGGGCATCCCCATTTACATCGGTTCCAGTTACAGTAAACGATATACCAGAATCATCACCAGCAGAAAGGATAGTAACTATCCTACCTGCATCAAAAGCGCAAGCGCCGCCAGAAGCTAACGCCCCACCTATTACAAGTGCCGCATCATCTCCAACCGCCGCCGCAACTGATATTCCATCTGCGTCTAAGGCTTGTGTGTCAGCAGTAATAAATACCGCCTTTACGTCTGACGCTGCCATAATCTACCTCCCTATTTTGCTTTAATAAGCCCTTGTAAAACATAAGACTTATATTTGGCGCTGCCTATAGGAGGCAATTCTTTCTTGTACCTATCTTCTATTTTAGGCGCAGAAGAACCGCTCTTCTTAGTAGTAGCTTTAGGTTTTGCTTTACTCGTAGCCATACGTTACTCCCTACGGTAATTCATCATATTCAGTCATACCGTCTGTAGTTCGTTGCGCTGCTACCATAATGTAATCACACCACGCTGCATCAGCAGTCGTTGTTCCAGATATTGCACAAAACCACGGAGTTAAAGCAGAAGTAGGTATATTGGCAGTCGTAGTTACTTTCTTGACACGATCAACATAAAATTCAACCGTTCCTGTTCCTGTAACTACAAAACCAAGTCTTCGCGTATTAGTAATAGCCGAACCACTTTCAGCACCATCAGCAAAATCTACACCTGTGTCAGTTTTAGTTTCAGTTCCACCACTGTCACAGTTTGCGTAAATATCGGCTGCGCCTTCTACCAACAAAAATCCAATCTGGTTAGCTGCTGCAAAAGGGACACCTGTGGCAAACGTACCGTTCTCAGCCAAACCAACAAACATATCCATGTCATCAGCATCAGCTACTGCTACAGTTGCTTCAAAGAAAATTTTCTTACTGGCTTCTGCCATGAAAATTTCATTACCCTGAATAGCGCCACCAGAGTTATCGGTAGATCCATCGCCAAGAGATTTAGCCCAACCACCTACATGGTCTGCTAAAAGGGTTAGCGTACCGGAATTCAGGACAGATTTAGTCCAATCATCCGTATCATCAATGTCTATACCCGCAAAATCATCCCATTTGATTACATAATCAGGGTTTGCTTGAATAGGTAAATTTTTGAAAAAAGTTCCATAACCAAGTGAATCACTACCTGACCCACTGTACATTATCGGCCCGCCAAATCGAGTAGTTCCCATCGGAATTACCTCCTTACCAAAGGTTTCGCCCTAGAGTCTTGGTAAGCGTCTGCTGGGACAGTCGCTAGGGCTAAATTTTCCCAGATTAAAGCAAGAGGGGTACTAAGTACCCCCTTACTATATTTCTATTAGGATGATCCGGGGCTACCGAATACTCCTAATGGGTCGGATACACCAAATGAATACCTTTCACGAGCTTTATATCGTGCATTTCCGGTATCAAAGTCTCCATCCATGCTGGTACTCATCGGAGTACGAACAAAATGTTTTAGACCATTTGGAATGTCTGTGGTAATAAACCAAGCATTAGTATCCGTTAGGAAGTTATTCACAGAGTAACCCTGTGGAATAACGCCCATAGACCTAGCCGCATTGATATCATTATCCGCAGTACCAACCCTGTTCTCTGATTTCAACAACCGAGTTGCAACAAACTGCAAATCAGCAGGGATAACCAGTTTTTGAGGTTTAGCTGCGATTAACAACCCGCGCTCATCCGTCCAATTAGAAATCTGGATAACCGCCGCTTCCAAAGAAGTTTCATTTAAGTCGGAGGCAGTTGAAGGACGATTGGAGTTAGTCCCACCAGATACAAGAGGATGAGAGGTACTACAGAGTACAACCCCATCACCATAAGTATAATCAGAATCAAACGCATTGTTTAATATGTTCGCTCCTTTTACTTGTTTGGTGTAGGCCATCGCCCTAGCCAATGCTTTGGTATACCGAGCAGATAAAGAATCATAGAGGTTATCCTCCATTGCTTCTTCAGTGATCGAAAATCCCATCGCAATGGTTTCGTGGTTGTATCTTGCAGCCCACGCTTCCTGTGCATTGTCATAGGAAATTGCTGATCCTTCGTTCTTCACCGGAGCGGCTCCAAAACCAGACAGCTTTGCTTCCTCTTCAAACGCACGTTCAGAAGTTTCCTGCTCGAAGATTTCTTTGTGTTCCTCACCGTAGCGATTATACTCAAGTCCAAAAAGAGCATTAAGACCCGGAAGGAGTTCTTTTAATAATTGCGCTCTACTTATAGCCATTATCTAGTCTCCTATATTCCGACTGGGTTAGTATATGAATGTCCACCAGCAGAAGCGTTAAACTTGACAATAACGTCAGTATAACTGTCACCTACGGATGATTCTGGCGAATCAACAAAATCAACAACCCTAAAAGCAATTCCTGTAGTCGTAGCGACTGTTGCATCTAAAGCCGTTGTAGAATTACCTGTAGTTGTTGATCCTGTACTGGTTGACTGCACCGCAGCTAATGGAGCGTTAGCCCCTAATGTAGCTTGCGCCATGCTTGCATCTGCTTGCACTTGGTAAAGCGCATCTGGATCGTCAACGACATATCCAACAGCATCAGAAGCTACTGTGCCAGTAGGCCAGTATTGCCTGAAGGTTTTTTGGGACGTACCCGGATCAGTATAGGAGCATCCTACAAATACACCAATAGTTCCAGCAGGAAACTGTGAAGCATTACTACCTATAGTAGTAACAACTTCTATTGTTCCAGCAGCCACTATTGAGACAACACTACCAGTAAATATGTTAGTGCCGTATGCGGATGCGATCTTTATTTGTCTCGTGGAACCTGCATAAGGTTGACCACCAATGAGATTTATGGGACGAAACCCATAAGGAGTCGCAGTAGAAGCCATAGTTTAAATTCCTCACTTAACAGAAAGTTAATCTCTATGCGCTTTATCCTCCGTTACCACTACCAAAAGTTACTTTCGTAGACTTATTTTTGAATAATGGCATACGGGGGTCATCTTCACGCATATAGTTATTATCGACAGACTCTGTACTTTGCTGGGTTCGTTTAGCAATGTACTCATCTCTCTGTTGAGTAAGCTCTTCGTCAGTTTTGCAGAGAAGCAGCCCACCTATCTCTATTGAATCCTTAAATTGACTGTTTGGATCAGGCATTGTAAATGCTTCAGGATGTTCTGATGCTTTTACAGGTTCCCACCCTTCACGAAACTTTGCGGATACATTCTGTGGATCAGTTTGACCCATAGAACTCACACGGACAAAACGATAGGATTTCCCTTCTTCCTTGTTAATTTCAGGTAACAATTCAGGGGGAGTCCATTGTTTCGGACGAGTTTCCGTTTCACGCGAAGCATTTGCTCTTGTGTTACGAGATCGTCCTGCTGTCTTAACTTCGTCCATGCTATGCCTCCAGTTTCATTTTTTCACGAACATATTGTTCGGGGGAAAGCCCTAGCCGTTGTGCCAGCCTAACTTCCGAATTCGTAAGCACTACCCGTTTAGAGTTAGTGCTACGTTTTGCAGGAGAAACTACAGTTTTTTGTGCCTGTTCTCCACTTCCGTTTGTAGAAGGTGTTTCTTCTGCTTCCTGCTCAAACTTTTCAGGAAATCTTGTACGCATCTCTGTGTCGATGCTTTTATAATACTCGTCTGATGTCGGGTCAACACCTTGAGATACTAAATGCTCATGTGTGCCAAACGCCAAACTTGTCATCGCACGGTCAACTCCCCACCACTCTTTATTGCGTTCTTGCCACGCTAGCGCTTTTGCATCTGCTTGCGGCGCTTGTTGGTTTGGAATTACCTGTTCTGACTCTCTATTTACACTATCTTCTTGTGCTTGTAAAGCCTCTTCTGAATATTGGGGAACATAGGCTTCCGCATTTGTAAGGTTCATTCTAGCAGATGTCAATTTTTCAGTAGCATCTGCTACTAAATCCGCATCTCCAGCATCGTAAGCATCTTTATACAGTTTCTTTGCTAATTGTAGCTCATGCTCCGCACTACTCTTAGAATTATCTATTAAAGCCTGTTCCCCCTGAGTAAGATGTTGTTTTAACAACCTATTTTCTTCCATAGCTTGTTTTACCAACTTAGCAGCATGATCTCGTTCCCGAAGAGCGGCCTCTTTTGCTCGCCGCTCATCATTCCATACCTTCTTTAACTGCTTGCCCTTTTCCTTGGAATACTCATCCAATTCATCTTTTTCAAGGTTATCAACAATTTCTTCGGGCATCGCCTCACGCCCTTGGTCTTCTTCGGGCGTATCATCTACAACCTCAATTTCAAATTCTTGGTCTTCTTGAACTTCTACTTTTTGTTCTTGTTGCGGCGCACCAATCACAGTTTCGTTAACTTCTGTATCTTCTAATGCGGTTTGTGGCATCTCTGTATCCTCTTGATTTTAAAAGAAATTATTGTCTCTGAATCCCTCTGGGGTCTTCTACTACTGCTTCTACAGAATCATCATTAATAATTCGAAAAGCCTTCCCATGTATGTGTATTCGTGTACCTGTATGCGGTCTTACAAGTACAAAATCACCCTTTTCACACCACGGCCCAGTGGGAAATTTACCTGTATCTTGGTAACAATCCGGCCCTAATTCCACTACAAATAGCACAGTTGCCAGAATTTCCTCGTTTTTCTGGGTTTCACTGGCTTTTAAAAGCCCACTGTCGAATTTATCCTCTATTTCAGGAATAGCGCATAGAATATGGTATCCCTGCGGTTTAGGTAGTTGTGTTGCCTTTTTTTCCCCAAAATCCGCTACAGTCTGGTCAACTGTTTCTGCTACATCATTCATTTTCTTCAAACCTTTCTTCTAAATCTATTAAGTATTCTTTCATAGAAAGCAATCCATTCACTATTCCACATACATATTTGTATTCTGAATAGCTTTGAATACTACCACTACTTAGCTTTTGAAGTAAAATATTATGTTTAGTATCAATCTCATCAATTACCAATCGGTATACGTCCATCTATTCCTCTTCTATTGGTGGTTGGTTATTATTTAAGTCATTTGATGTATTTTGATGCAACCCTATTCCTAATTTAGCCCCCTCGATGGCCTGTTTAACTTTTAGTATCTCGTCTTCTTTGGCTGCATCAGCCAACACTTTCACAGTAGTTTGCTTTTCCTGTGATTGGATACGGGCTGCATCCAACTGTAACTGTGCCTGTTTAATTTGGGCATCTGTCTGGTCTTTAGTAGCTTTACGTTGGAGTTCGCCCTGTTTAAGCTGCAATTCCTGCTGTTGCATCTGAACAATCGGATCTTGAGCCTGTTGCTGTGCTTCTTCCTGCGCTGCCATCGCCTGATTCTGCTGTAGTAACTGCTGTGACGCATCCGCTACCAGACGAGATAGTTGAACTTCTATATCTTCCGGCAATGGTTCCTCTGGTGGTGGTAGTGGTACACCCAACTGCTCTTCCAACTTAGACCTATATAAGAAAGCTACGTGTTCGGCAACATGAGCTTGTCCTGCCGCAGCAACTGCTTGTGCATTAGGATTTTGCGCCATCATTTGCTGAATATATGGATCTTGTGCCGCGTTCATGTGAACTTTGATATGCGCTTCGTGATCCTGATAGATAAATGCTTTCACAGGTTTACCTGTAATGATATCCATATTCTCAGAAACAGGATCAGTTGGTTTCTGTTCTTCTTCAGAAGGAATCAATTTATCTACGTTATCTATACCTATTGTTTCCAACATCTGTTTATGCAACTCAGGCATATCGTAAATCTGTGGCGCACTCGCAGCGAGTTGCATTACTGTCTGATACTGGACAACCTTCTGTGCCATCGTTGACGAATTAGGATTCGCAACAGGAATCACCTCAACCATGTCATAGTCAGCACGTTTCGCCTGTGGTTTACCTTCACTAGGTTCATATGCATACGAACTAGGTGTGTCATCCCTGATAATTTTTGCAAGCAACTGAAACTCCTGTTTCATTGCCGCATAAACTCTTGCCTGTACTGATGACATTACTTTCAACGAGCGTTCAAGTATGGCAAGTGTTGTGCCTACAGGAGACTGTGAAGACATATCACTAATCTTTAAATCAGCAATAGATGCAAATCGCCTACCTTCTTCAACAATACTCGACATCAAGGTAAACAAAACCTGACTCGGTTCTTTATAAGGTAGAGGCATGATGTTTTCTTTTAGTGAACCACTTGGTATGTCCACATCACGAAACTCTGCGGGTTGTATTGGTGTGTCATCACCTTTCACTCGCATACCTTTGGTTTTAAAACCTCCGGGCAAGTTACTAAGTGTTCCTGCATCCACCAACTGTCTAATTAAAGATGTACCGGATTTAGCAAACGAACCTAATAGATGGACTAAGCCAAAAGCATAAAAACCAAATCCGGGTATATAAGGATAATGGACAAAATGCTGACGTTTAAGTTTCTTCTTATCATCCTCTAACCAATTACGCCTAACCGCTAAAACCGTACTGGAACCCCGTTCCATCGTTATAATATAGGGTAACGCTATACCTGTAACTTTACCTTTCTCATCCTTGTCTTCGTACCCTGATATATCAAGGTCTACATGAAACTCAAGAATTTTATAACGGTCATCAGCAGATGCACTAAACCCCATATTCTCCGCTATCTTCTTTTCAACGTCATCCAGATAACCCCCTTCAGGACTATCTAATTCCACATCCCTGTAGAAACCGGACACCTGTAATTTACGCACCTCATTTTCAGTTTTCCGCATAACGTG